CATTGGTGGTTGGCAGGAACGAGATGACGCGATCTCGCTCACGGGCGTTGCTCGGAGTATGCTGGCTTGGCGTACCAATGCCGGGGCCAGATGGATCGGTATTGGGACAAACAGTAAGTTGTACGCGGTAGATTCGTCCAACACAGTTGAAGACATCACCCCGACCGGCTTTGTGACCGGCAACGCCGACGCTACGTTGGCGAACGGTTTCGGCATCGGAAGCTACGGCCAGGGATATTACGGAACGCCAAGACCGGACTCCGGTATTAGCATTCCGCCCGACACATGGATGCTGGATACTTGGGGCGAGTATCTTGTCGGCTGCGCTACATCGGACGGTGAATTGTACGAATGGCAGTTGGGGTCTGGCGTCCCTGCCGCGCCTATCGCCAACGCGCCCACCGGCTGCTCCGGTCTTATCGTCTCCAATGAGCGCGCACTGTTTGCCCTTGGTGCGGATGGCAACCCGCGTAAAGTGGCGTGGAGCGACATCGAAGACAACACGACATGGACCGCAGCCAGCACCAACAACGCCGGGTCGCAGCTTCTTCAGACACCGGGCAAATTGATGACGGCGCGGCGCGTTCGTGGCGAAACACTGTTCGTTACAGACACCGACGCCCACATTGCTACGTTTGTGGGCCAGCCGTATGTATATACATTTGAGAAGGCGGGGCGCGCTTGCGGCGCTGTTAGCCCGAATTGCATTGCTAGCCTCGACAACTTCGCCGTATGGATGGGCCGGAACAGTTTCCACATTTACGATGGTTATGTGCGCGACATTCCGTGCGATGTCTCGGACTATGTATTTTCCGATATGAACACCGACCAGATCGGTAAGGTTTACGCAGTCAACATATCCGAGTTTAGTGAAGTGTGGTGGTTATATCCGTCTTCTAATTCCAACGAGAACGACCGCTACGTTCTCTGGAATTACAAAGCGAATTACTGGAGCATCGGGGAATTGGCGCGCACAGCCGGGACGGACAGCGGTGTGTTCAAAAACCCGGTTATGGCGACGGCAGATGGCTCGCTTTACGATCACGAACTTGGCCTCAACTACGACGACGCCAGTGTGTTTGTCGAAAGCGGGCCGGTTCAAATCGGAAACGGCGACCGCATAATGTACGTCAACGAGATAATTCCTGATGAATTGAACCAGGGCGAGGTCACGCTGACCTTTATCTCGAAGTACTATCCCAACGCGACCGAACGCACTTACGGGCCGTATTCTCTTACAAACCCCACCTCCGTTCGTTTCAACGGACGCCAGTTGAAAATGCGGATAAACGCCACACCGTCTGACTGGCGCGTAGGGACGCAGCGCCTCAATGTCATCGCGGGGGGCCGTAGGTGAAACTCCCTTATCCACCACAAGCCTACGATCCTTCGCTGGACGCGCAGCGCAACGGGATCATCGAGCGCGCCGACGCAAAGAATTACAAGATCGGCAGCGATGTATTGATCTACCCGCCGCAGAAACTTGTAGTCGGGGACGCGAGTTTCCTGACGGATTTTAGTCACACCCCGACTCTGGGTAGTCTGTCGTGGAACGACACCGATCAGACACTCGATCTTGGCATGGATTACGGCGTTGTCCAGCAGATCGGCCAAGAGCAATATGCTCGCGTAAGTAACACGACCGGCTCCACAATTCCTAATGGAACGGTAGTTGGTTTTGCCGGAGCTACATCTACCGCACTACTTGTGTCTCCGTATCTTGCGGATGGCTCGTCGCCCACCCTCAATATCTTAGGGGTGATGACGCACGACCTGCCGGACAGCGGTGAAAAGGGTTACTGCTGCACATGGGGGTTTGTGCGCGACGTTGACACCAGCGCGTTCACAGCGGGCGATATTCTATACGCACACCCTACAACTGCGGGCGCCCTTACCGCAACGAAACCTACTGCGCCGGACAACGTCATCCCACTTGGGGTATGTATTATATCTGACGCCACGAATGGCGTGTTGTTCGTGCGGCCCACGATAGAACAGCAGAAGTATTATGGTGAATTTACCAAGACCTCTGATCAGACGCCAGCGGCGGTTGATACCGCTTATACCCTGACCTTCGACAACACTGAGATCAGCAATGGCGTCGTCATCGGAAGCCCGGCATCTCGGATCGTCGTGCCGGAATCCGGCTTGTACAGTTTCACGGTGACGATCCAGCTTACGAGCGGTAACTCCTCGGCCAAAAACGTCTGGGTATGGTTCCGCAAGAACGGTGCGGATATCGCTAATTCATCGCGCCTTGTGACGATGGATATTAACAATGGCTACGTTCCAATCACGGTACAAGAGACAATCTCTTTGGCCGCAAACGAGTATGTAGAGTTAGTCTTTGCTTCGAGCAACACGGCAGTTACAGTAGACACTGTAGCGGCAACGGCTTTTGCTCCAGCCTCCCCCGCCGTTGTTCTTAATGTATCACAGGCGCAGCAATGATGCTTGCAGATCAGGAATTGGCGGAATTTGATCGGTGCGCGCCGTGGCTTGAAGAAGCTCTCAAATACGCTAACAATACGCACGATATAGAAGATATACGGCGCGGCGTAGCCAACGGGACATACCAACTATGGCCCGCAAAGAATGGCGCGCTCATAACAGAAATACTATCGTATCCGAACCGCAACGTGTTTCATGTGTTTCTGGGGGGCGGGGAGTTACAACAACTTATGGATATGATAGAGTCCGTAGAAATATACGCAAAAACTATCGGCTGTAAATCCGTTACGGTTTCTGGTAGGGATGGCTGGGTGCGGCTATTAGCGCAACGGGGCGCGAGGAAACTATGCACCACTATGGCTAAGGAGCTATAAGTAATGTCTACAGGTGGCTCTCAGACTTCCACGGTCACTCAGCAAAATACGCTGGACCCGTTTATTCAGCAGGCATTGGCGCAGAACATCACCGCCGCCCAGCAGGTCGCCGGTATTCCCTACCAGCCATATCCGGGGCCGCGAATTGCTGGTTTCCGCCCAGACGAACTTCAGGCATTTGACATTGCGCGCCAAGCCGCGACCGGCCAAGTCGGGTCTTCGCAACTGGCCGAGGCGACTCAAGCCGCACAGCGCGCGGCAGGATACGGCCCCGAACAGTTTCAGCAAAATGTTCAAGGCTTCATGTCGCCGTATCAGCAGAACGTCATTGACGCGACGATGGCCCGTCTTGCCCAGGCCCGCGCGGAGCGCGACGCCGCAAGGCAGGCGGAGATGGCTAGAGGGGGCGCATTCGGTAACGAACGCCGGGGTGTTTACGAAGCTCAACTAGCGGGGCAGGAAGACCTTAACACCGCGCAGACGCTGGCAGACCTATACGGGCAGGGATATACGCAGGCCGCTGGGCTTGCACAGGGTATGCCTACACAGCAGCTTGCTGGGGCTGCGGCGCTTGCGGGCTATGGCGATCAGGCTCTTCGCAATCAGCAGTTATACTCTTCCATGCTCCTGGGTACGGGCGAAGCACAACGCCAGATGGCGCAGCAGAACCTCAATGTGGCGTATGAGGACTTCCTCGCACAGCGCGGTTATCCGGTGGAGCAACTTCGCATCCTTCAGTCTGGTTTGACAGGTCTGCCGAATGTTCAGTCAACTCAGACACAAACCCGCGATCCGGGCGATGGCTTTCTGGGGACGGCTACAAATGTAGTCGGACTTCTTGGCGGGTTGGGAAGCATTTTCTAAGGGGTAAGTGATGGTTGGTATTTTATCTCAGTTGTTCGGCGGAGGGGCGGGCCAGCCGGTTGACCAAAGGCCGCTTATTGATCGTTTCTCGAACGTGGCGGGGGGCAATTTGTCGGGCGAACTATCGACCAGCGATAAGCTGATCGCTCTTAGTCAGTTGATGCGGTCCATGACCCGCAGCGGTCGGCGTGCGGGGCTTACCCCAGGGGACGTTATCCAGAACCTTCAGGCGCAGAAGGCCACCGAACTACAGAATAAGATGCAGATTGAGCAGTTGCGGAAACAGGCCGCAGAGGACGCCCAAGCCTCCGCTCTCAAAAATCAATATCTGTCGCGTATTTCCGATCCAAAGACGCGCGAAGAATTGTCGATGCTCCCGGCTTCTGATCTCAACAAGATTATCGTTGAAGAATATACCGGTGGCAATAAGGTTCTGTCAGGATATGGTAAGAGACTTGTTGATCTTGGCTACACGCCGGGAACCGCCGAATTCCAACAAGGGATGTCTAAGCTTATGTCGCAGGGTCGATACACCACGACCCCCGAAGGATGGTCCTTTGTCCCCGGTGTAAATTTACCGGCTCCGACGTCGACTCCCACGCCACCCGTCGCAACAAGCGCGCCCCCAGAAATTATACAGCAGCGGCCAGGGGGTATGACGGATGATGAGCTTATTGCTAAAGCGCGTGCAGCTATACGCGAAGGCATCGACGTTAATCTTGTATTTAAACAATTAGCACAGTGGGGAGTTAACCCGTAATGACGACCCTCGACCCCAATAATCCCTTTTCGCATCTCATGGCCGCCGGACCCGCTGCCGCTCCGGCGGCCCCCGCTATGCCGTCTGCGCCGCCACCCATGCCGCAGGTCGTCATTCCGGCGCAAATAAAGCCAACTGAGACGCCTGAGTATAAAGCGTCGATTGTGCGCGCGGAAACTAAGGCCAGACTGGACGAGCAACGCGACGAAAAACAAAAAGAGAAAGAAAAAACGCCCGAACAGAAAATGCTCAGTAACTTTAAGTTTGGTGAAACTCTCGGCACAATTCGTAGGGCCATAGAGGACGTAAGCTCGGTGAGCGCGGGATTTGGCGCGTATACCCAAAATGTCCCGTATGCCCCGGCGCAGAGCCTTGCTTCCGATATTCAGACCATAAAAGCCAATATCGGTTTTGATAAATTGCAGGAAATTAGAGATGCGTCTCAAACCCACGGTGCGCTTGGGCAGGTCGCTGTCCGAGAACTTGACGATTTGCAAGCTTCCATCGCCAGTTTGGATCCATATCTGCCACCGGATAGGCTGAAAGCTAATCTTCGCAAAGTCGAGTACCACTACGCAAACGTGCAGCGCATAGTCGGCGGGGGAATGCCGTACAGTAGCATGGCGGATTACTACAAAGACCTATCAAAGCAGAAACAAGCAGCTCTGTCAGATGTAAAAACTACTGACAAGGCAAAGATCGTTACTGACGATATGAAGACGATTGAAGACCCCGCGCGGAAAGGACTTAATAGTAAGATTCGCGCGCGGATTCAGGCTGGGCAGACGGCTGAAGAAATAGTTTCGTATCTCGACGGGGTTGTTCCTGGCCTTGGGCAGACGCTATCGACGCAAGTGGATGCGGCGACTAAATATCGTCAAGAGTTCCCCGATACCTCCATGTCGAAATACCCCATCGACGTGGAGCGCGTTAAGGTTCCTGCATCCGCAACAGAACAGTTTCTGGGTAAGGTAGCAAAAAGCGCGGTCGGCGGATATCTTACGGGGGCCGCGAGTGGACTGACCGCCGGGACGCTGGCGCAGATGACGGAGAACCCTGAGCTTACCAACGCCGCTCTCGCGGGTATCGCCGAAGAAAGCCCTATTTCCTCGTTTATCGGCGAAGCAACGGGCGCGGGCTTGAGCATGATCCCCGCAGTTCGTCTTGGGCGCGTAGCGGGGCTTGGGGCAAGAGGTGCTGAAGCCGGAGCCAGTACTCTTTACGGCGGGATTTACGGTGGCGCGACTGGGGAGGGCGATCTCCCCACGGACATAGCATTGGGCGCTGCGGGTGGTCTTATCGGGCAATTTGTTGGAGAAAAAGCCGCTGCCGCTATGGGCCGCATAGCCGCACCACAGATCGACAAGGCCGTTTCACTGTTGGCTGAAAAGAAAATCCCCATGACAATGGGGCAGATGCTCGGCGGTATTTACAAAGACTTTGAAGACAAATTGCAGAGCGTTCCGCTGACTGGATTTATTATTAGTAAGGGCCGGAGCCGAGGACTAGACGGGGCACAGCGCGCAGTCGTAAACGAAGCCCTTTCTCCTCTTGGTAAATCGTTGCCGAAAGATGTCGAAGTCGGCACTAGCGCCATGAAATACACACAGGATGCGTTTGACGACGCGTATGATTCTGTTCGTTCCAGAATGATGGTTCGTCGGGACCGACAGTTGACCAACGATCTTACGGCGCTGGTCGATTCCGCAACAACGGGCGGAGAACTCACCTCGCAACAGGCGACACAACTGCGCCGCGTGGTCAAGTCGCGTGTGTTCGATAGGTTGAGGAAGAATAAAGGTGAACTTGACGGGGCGCTGTACAAACAAACGTCAAGCGAACTGAAAAAGCTGGCAAGAGAAAACTACGGAACTCCGTTTGGCTCTCGTGTCAACGATGTGCGGGCGATCTTGGACGAAGCCGCCGGGCGAGTATCGCCGCGAGATGCAGTATCGCAGTTGGCCAAGATTGACGAAGGTTACGCCAAGCTGGTCATCATCGAGAATGCAGCAAAAATGCGGGCTGGGGGCGCGGGTGTGTTCTCCCCGACGCAACTTGAAAGCGCCGTCCAGCGTGGCGACTTTAGCGCGCGCAATCGCGCCTTTGCTCGTGGCGAGGCCGCTTTGCAGGACATGAGCGGGGCTATGCGGAAAGTCCTCCCGTCGTCTATTAATGATTCCGGTACGGCGCCCAGAGAAGCCGTCGTCACAGGTAACGTAGGCGCGCTTGCAAAACTTGCGTCTCCTGTGTTTGCGGCGGGGGCCACTGAGCCGGGCCAAGCCTTTACGCAGTGGCTGCTCATGACCCGCCCCGATTTGCTTCGTAAATTTGGATTGGGGCTGCAATCGCAAAAGGTACGCGCGGCTGGCCGCGCTGCTGGTACTGTGTACGGGGCTAAAACCGGTCGAACTTCCTACTAACGGTGGCCAAGAGCGTTAAAGAGAAACCCTGGTCCCCGCAGAGGCCGATTAAGCGGCGGCACAAACCTGCTGGCCTGCGCCATCGTAAAAAGCTGGGGCCAAAAAGCCACTTGAGGGTAAGATGAAAAAAGACGGTCGTCTCACGCGCGCGGGTGTGGCTGGGTACAATAAACCCAAGCGCACTCCGTCGCATCCTACGAAGTCTCACGTTGTCGTGGCCAAGGAAGGCGACCAGGTAAAAACTATTCGCTTCGGCCAGCAGGGCGTAAAAGGTTCTGCCGAAGGCACCGCGCGGAACAAGTCATTTAAAGCGCGCCATGCTAAAAACATTGCCAAGGGAAAAATGTCTGCGGCTTACTGGGCTGACAAAGTAAAGTGGTAAGCGTATAAGTCACGCCATGAAAATCATCGGCGTGGACCCTGGCGCTACTGGTGCCTTCGCCCTTCTGGACTTGGACAGTCTGGACCTCATCATCATTGACATGCCGACCACCAAACTGAAACGTGGAACTCGCAACGTAAATCAGGTCGATGCGGCTCAGTTGGTAAAGCTGCTTGCTCCCCACATTAGTGAAGGCGATGTGGCCGTGATCGAGAAAGTTCACTCGATGCCCGGACAAGGCGTAGTCTCCACTTTCAGCTTCGGTCGGGCGGCTGGTATCATCGAGGGTGTTTTGGCCGCGCTCGGCGTTCCTTTCTCTCTCGTGCCGCCTGCCACATGGACGAAGAAGATGCGTCTGTTCGGCGGGAAAGATGGAAGCCGAGCCAGAGCGCAAGAACTCTTCCCCGATCAAGCCCATCTTTTCGCACGAAAAAAAGATGATGGACGGGCCGACGCTACGCTGATAGCGTGCTACGCAGCAGAGGAAGAGGCCAATGGAACATCTGTTCGATTATCAGAAGACGGGGGTAAACTTCCTCACTGAAAACCCCGCCGCGTTTCTGGCGGATGAGCAGGGGTTGGGCAAGACTATCCAGGTGATCGCCGCGTGTGACGCGCTTGGACTGAAGAAGGTCGTAGTCATCTGCCCGGCCATCGCCAAGATAAATTGGGGCCGCGAATTTGAGCGGTGGGGTGCGCAAGATCGCCAAGTCCTGATATATTCATACGACAAAATGACCCAATCGAAGGATGTGCGAAATGCTATCGCTGCGTTTGAACCAGACGTTCTTGTCCTCGATGAAGCGCACTATCTCAAAAATCGTCAGGCGAAGCGCACGAAGTTTGTGTACGGCCAACATTGCCGTGGTGACGGTCTGGTCCGTTTCGCTGATCGCGTTTGGCTTCTTAGTGGCACTCCCATTCCTAATAATGTCAGTGATTTTTGGACACATCTCAAAGCAATATGGAAATATCCCCTGAACTTTGTCGATTTCACGGTGTATTTCTGCAAGACGTGGAACGGCCAATTCGGGATGAAGGTTCTCGGCAACAAAGCCGATAGGATGGGCGAGTTCAAATCAGTACTCAAGTCCATCATGCTGCGGCGTAGATCGGAGAATGTGCTTACGGAATTGCCCCCGCTTTGGTGGCAGGACAGCGTTGTCGAAGTCCAAGACTGGGACGACATGAAGCACATTGAAGATGAGGCCGAGAGGGAAGCCGTCGAACTGATCCTCCAGAGCGCAGTGACGCAAGAGGATGTGGCGGGACAGCTTGAGAAGATCGCGCCCCACATGGCGTCGCTAAGACGGCTGACCGCGCTGGCCAAGGCGAAGCCTATAGCGGCGCAGTTAGCGGGTGAGCTGGCTGATAACGCATACGATAAGGTCGTGGTGTTCGCGTACCATCGCGCTGCACTAGAAGCGTTGCGCGAAGGGCTGGCTGACTTCAACCCGGCCTATGTCGTTGGTGGCCTCGGAAATCAGGAACGTCAATCCGAGATCGACAGGTTCCAGGCCGACCCAAACTGCCGCGTGTTCATCGGCCAGATCACGGCCTGTTCGACAGCCATCACGCTGACAGCCGCGAACCAAGTTGCGTTTGCTGAGATGGATTGGGTGCCTGCGGTCAACGCTCAGGCGTCAAAGAGATGTCACCGCATCGGCCAATCTAAGCCAGTTATCGTGCGGGCGTTTGCGTTAGCTAATTCGGTTGACGAAATCGTGGCACGGACACTGAGTAAGAAAGCCCAGATGATCTCCGAGGCGCTGGATTAAAAGAAGCCGGGGCTGCTTCCTATCAACCCCGGCTCCCAGTTTAACCTACAGCAAATCGTCGAGATCGGAAATATCCGCAGTAGGCCGAGGTTCGGCAGTGAACTCGTCTGCTGCCGACAAACGCCCGTCCATGCGAGGACCGTCTTTGATCTTCTGGATATTGTTAAGACTAAACGAAACGCCGCGATTGCCGTTTGTGTCATAAGTGTAGGCGCGAAGCGATGCCCTCACGACCGCTCCCGGATAGATTTCATTTGGATCGGTAAGTATCGCCGGTTTTCCGTCAGGACCGGCGTAGATTGACACTACACCGGGCTGCTTTCTAGACTTCACATTAATAAATATGGAGCCTTCCGGGTATCCCTTCTCAACGCCATCCTCTCGGAATGGCATTTTGACTTTACCCGACTTAATCAGTTCGGCAGTCTTGTCGCCCCACTCCCCCTTCGCCACAATCTGTGCGGCGGCTTTAAGTTCCGTAATGTCCGCATCGTCGGCAAAAACCAAGGCGCAACTATATACTGCATCAGTAGCTCCCGGAGGAGTCTGCGGCTCGAAGATGTGCGGGTAGCTAATCGTAGCTTCAGGTGAGATAACTTTTGACATCGTATGTTCCTTGTTCACTCGTTCACGGTAAATTCGTCCGACGCCAACATGGCGGCGGGCGGGCGATTGTCACTGTCCTGAACCATAGACAGGCCCGTAGACACTGACATTATGAGATTGCCGGGGACGTTCTTTTTGCCCACGACCTTCTCAATCTGAGCCGGTGACTTGATTTTCTTTTCGTAAATCTCGTCATCGTCCAGACCTTCTGCGGTGGCCCAAGCCACCATATCCTCATCAGTAACCCAACGCCGGGTGGCGCGTTTCTCCACCAGCTTATAGCCCGGCACACAAGCGCCGGTTTCCAGCAAGGTGTGGGCATGACGCCGCAGCGACTTGATCCACTCCTCTATCAACGGGATGCGTTCGAGATAGTTTCCTATTTCGGCTGGCGTTAGATCATCAATAGTGCGGACAGCACCAAACTCGTCTTGGGCCACCGTCAATGCGTTCGACCGCAATGCCGGGCAGACACCCGCCGCTTTGCAGAACCGGCAATGGTCCCCTGCCACACGCGGTGCGTCTGGTTTTAGCGCGGCATGGGCGGCGTCGATCAGATCGGTACCAAAATTCAATATCTCGTCGCGCGTGTATGTGTGCGTCCGTATCGGCCCGTCTCGATGAGCCGCTCGCGGTTGCACAATCACAGTGTGGACCGCGTTGATCGGTGCGCGTTCTCCGATCTTGAGTGCTGCGCCCAAGGCGTAATACTTCAACTGCGAATTATCTTCGACATCAACCGCAACGCCTTGGCCGTGCTTGTAGTCGATCACCCAGAGATTGCCGCTCGCCTTACCGTAGATCGTGCAGTCACTCGTACCGAACATCGGCATAGGGGGGTCAAGCAACTCAAGGCTAAACCGCTGTTCAAGTCGCAGCAGCGCAGGGGCTTCGTCGGCTTCGACCTTTCTCACGAAGTCAACGTAGGTCTGGACCGCTGTGGCCATGTTGTCGTCTACGATGTGATCGTGGAACGTACCGCCGATAGTCTCGCTGACATCTGCCACATTGTTAAGCAAACAATGTTCGCCCAGTTCGTGCGCCGCTGTCCCGAGTTCCGCAAAAGGACTGCTCTCATCTGGGAACGGAGCTTCGGCGTTGTGGCTTCCCGGACACGCCATCCGGCGTTTGCTGTTCGACGCACCGAATGATGCGTGCGCTATTGATCCTGACATTCCTCTCTCTCTCCTGTCGCTTACGTCTCTCGATCATGGCTAGTTCTCGGTATATTCCCTCTATTAATTTCCTGGATGCGTAAGGGGCCGCATCCTTA